CCATCTCTGTCTACCGCATAGCGGTTAAGTGGGTAAAGTTTGAGACTATCTTTACCCATAAATATCAGAGCATTGCCAGCTACTACAAGATGCTTTAGTGCTTGATGAACAACAACACGATCACTGGATTCTGCAATAGATTCCATAATAGTGCGTTCAATCTTAGCAAACGACAGGTCTAGTTCTGATCTAATCTGAGGTCCAAGTTCTTCAGGAAGGTTAAGATCGTTAACCTGCAATTTAAAGAAGCTAGTTTGTGGAGGTAGAAGGGCTAACATTAATTTTGATGCCAGCGTCACAACTCCTTTAGCTCCTGTTGATTGCCAAGGTGTTGGGAATCGTAAAGAAGATTTCGAGCTTTGCTCATCCTCCCTGATAAGATATGGAATAGTTAGATCTGCTGCCTGTCTAGCAGAAGTTAAAAACTGGGAACGATTTGAAGACAATCTGTCATAGCGTGATTTAGCAGTCATTTACTTTCCCTACTGATTAATACTATTGTATTGGGAACCTCGACTTCTCATCTGTGATGTACCACCAACTCCCGACCGTCCGGCCATACCTGATCCAAATCCTGCTTGTAAATTACCAAGTGCATTATTCTGCTGTTGTTGAGCTAAAATTTGTAGGAATTTTTGAAGGGTATCATCCATGCCTGTACCAGCGGGTGTCTCTACACCACCGTCGCCACCGCCGCGACCATAGTTGTTACCAGTTCCGACAGAATTCCTTGCGTTTGGCCCAGTAGTGCGGTCATCGATTCCAGTCTGCTTATAGGTTTTAAAATTTTTTCTACTTCCTATAAAAAGGTCCATACCTCGCTTATCAGCCATTGCGGCGGCTCTGCGTTTAATCTGTCCTCCACTAAAGCCAGCATCTTTAAGAGCTGTAATCTCTTTGTTTGTTAAATTACCACCTCCAATCAAAGGTAATAAAAGTCTACCAAGTCTAGCACCATCAGATATAGTTTGTTTACCCAGACCACCGCCTAGACCACCTGTTTGTTTTCCACCAGTTGAAGGATTAACTAGCTCTTTATAAAGTTTATTTGCTTCTTTTTTACTATTAACATTTGTAATCCCTAACCGTTGGGCAGCAGTGTTCAACTCACCTGGGCTAAATTGATACAGAGGTTCTAAATAATCAATTGCATTTTCATTGTGTGTGAAATTACCCATCCGACCACCAGCATTTAAGTTAGCTGGATTCCTGTAACCATAACCTCTACCATCAAAAGATAGTCGGAATGATGGATCGAAAGTTTCGTTAACGTAATTCTCTTGTCTTGTTCTAGCGCCAGATCCGTCACCTCTAACTGTAGCTCCTGGTTGCATTAAACCTTCTGGTAGAACTGGAAGTTTTTTCCTATTACTAATGTTAGAAACTTTATTCGCATCAAGTCCAGTTGAACTGGCGATACGATTAATTGTCCTTTGAGTTACTGGTCTTCCTTTGTCAATCCTTCTTTGAATTTTTCTTGCAGCTTGTTTTCTTGCCTTTCTGTTCTGTCTTTTAGCCATTGTTATCCTCCATGTATTTGATCACCCACTCGACAACACTGCGTTGACCTGAGCGGTACATAATTTTTTCCATTGAATCTTCAGGTGTAGGGTTAGTGGGCGGAAAGGATTCCTCTAATGCATGTATTAAACCTCGGGAATTCATCCCAAGGACTTCAAGCATACTGGGGGAGGTTGACATTACTGTGCTCAAAAAATGCGGGCATTCTAGCTGATTTAGTAAAGCTTAGTTCTGGTGCTTTACCTTCATACATTAGCCGGTCGCTAGAATCCAGCCAAAATTTTTTATCCAAAAACTTGTCTTGAGTATTTACACCTAGTGGTTTCATTACCCAGTTTATAGTTGCCTTTCTAAGTTTATCTAGGGAAGGGCTGATATTATATCCAAGCTCAGTATGGACTAATGAATTCGATGCGACATGGATCTGCTCATCTCGGCTAATATCGGCACTTACCGTACGCATACCAGCGTCACCATTAGCGCGGAAGAATGGTAAAAGAACGAAGAAAATTGCACGCTCGGCAACAAGCGCTTTGGTGATCGTATGATCAGGATGCGCCTCCCAAGCGGTTTTGAGAAGGAGTGCTTCAGCTTCAGCTTTTTGATCCACACCGTAAGCATTTGCGATGTAACCAAGTGCGATGTCGTGGTTTTCTTCATCTTTAACATTGGATCCCAATAACTCGCGTGCCAACGTCGGCACTTCATTAGAGAGGGCATCAGAGATAAAATCTCCCACAGGTAGTTCCATATGTCGCAAGGCAAGGGCACGGTGAATCGCACCCTCCGCGCCTTCTTTGCATATACCAGCACTTGTCTGCACTGGTGTCCATTTGCGCTTTCGCGCTATTAATTTCTGATAAGGGTTCATTCTGCACAATCACATTGAGGTTCAGAGTCCCCATCATCTAATAGACTTGCCAGATAATCATCAACATCGCTCTCTTCTAAAGCAGCATACGCACTTGACTTATCTTGAACGTCGCCCATTACTTGGAGACTATAATAGAGAGAAGTCTGGGGCGATTTAAGCCACTCCTGGATAAATGCTTCGTCATACGTGACTATATCAGACCACGAATTGAAGCTGTAACCATGTAGAAGTCCAGTCTTATTAAGTAGAGTCATGATGCCATCAGCAACACGTTTGTAGGCTTCCCAGCCCACCTTAGAGGCGATCTCTACGTCACCATAATTGTAGGTTTGTACTCCAAAAGTACCGCTGTCGCGATCGACTGTCTGCGAGATAGGTGGAGCGATTTCTGGTGTGCAAGTATAGCCATCCAGATCCATGCTTCGATAACTGCAACTGGCGGTTGGTGCGATAGCAAAGGCTCGAACCATGTTAGCATGGCGAGCAATTTGGGCTGCTTGCTTAACACCAGAATCAATTTGTTTGACAAGTTCATAGGCTGCTGATCGTACTGTTTCTCCGTTGTTGTACTGTTCTAAGGCTCGACCAAATTGATCGTAAGTTACTTCATATCGACGGAGTAGATTAGCAAGACCAAGCATACCAAGACCGACTTGACGATCAACTGAACTTGGTAGATACTCACCACTTTCTCCTACATTTGTCTTACTATGTAGATCACACAACTGTGACATACCTGCAACAAATGCTCGTGGAATATCATCGAATTCGCAAGCACCTAGAGATACATGTTGAAGTAAACAAGTACCACGGCTAGGTAAATATACCTCAAGGCATACATTACCTCGAATACGGTTACCATCTTTGTCATATTTTACTTTGTTTAGCCAGATATCACCAGACTTGATACCATACAAAAGCTCTTCTTTAAATGTACAAGCTTCCCACCATTCTGGTTTAATATTAATACAGCGTTTGATCCAAGGTAATTCAGCCCTCGGAGTTTTGATAAAATCTAGTGCATCAGGATGGTTCAAATCAAGATGAGCAACCACAGCACCATTGCGGTAAGTACCGCCGCGACGTAATATCTCATTTAATGTAGAATAAATTCTGGCAAAAGATACAGGACCTGAGGCTACCAATTTATCAATACCCTTGATAGATTCTGTACCTTTTGGTCGTAGTCTAGATAGATGTACAGCACAACCTGCACCATTACGTAGAGCGTGACTAACAAATTTCCAGCTGGCTTCTAAACCATCTGGTCCTTCCATTGAATCTTCTACGACGAAAACCGTGCACGATACCGGCAATCTAGACGTTGGGTTATCCATCCAAGATTGGACACGTCCCGTGCGTGAAACATATGATGTGGTCATGGATTAATAAGATCGAAAAGGTTTGGTGGTTGATAGTTTGGTCCCTTTAAGACTTTACCATCTTTTTTACGGTAAATAGGTTTACCATCTAGTCCCAGTTTGGACATGTTTGATTTATGGACACGATTCAAAGCTTCTTCCAGATCCCATTCCATATTCTCAGCATATTGAAAACAAACATATACTAAATCTGCAAGCTCCTTTAACTCATCAGCATAAGTTTCTTCAGTTGCAGCGTACATGAACTCTTTAAATTCTTCAACGATCAAATCCCGTTGCATAGTCCGTTTCCCAATCCCATTCGTTAATCCATATGCTGTCCGGAACTGGATCGCTTGGTCGCTTAGCGAGGTCGCTGTGTAGTGGCCCGCCAACTGGGCTTGGCGGTGTGTGTCGGAGTTCATTTTCAAGATAGTGAATAGCTTTTTTAAGATCCTCTTCTTTAGTGTTTGGATTCTTGTGACCTGCTCGACAAGTATATTTAATGACATTACCTAGGTGATAATTTAGTTTTTGATCTCTAATAAAATCCCAAACTTCTATGGAACCTCTGTTGTAATGGGCGGGTGATTTGGCCATTGTTTAACTAAGTTACTTACTGTGTTTGATAGTACAAAATTTTGACGTTGTAATGCTACAAAAACTGTGATTAAATCTTCTTTATCTGCAGTTGGTAGCATATCATCTAGTCGCCTCATCTTAAACTCTTGTTCCATCGTCAATTCTGTAATCGGCGGTGGGGGTCCAAAGAATTGGCTGCTTTGTGTTGAAGTCATAGTCTGATGCTGTAAGGATCTTTGCGAGTCTTGCATTTTCTAAAGCAACATCCTCTGAAAGATCTTTGTCATTAAAAGCATTGACAACAGTCTTCCAAGAATAGCCTTTCTCTTTAAAAAGAGTGATTGCACGTTTAACACCAATACCAGGCACACCACTGTAACCATCGGTTTGGTCACCTGCTAGTGTCTGGATCAAGTGCCAACGCTTCCCTTCATGCTGTTCCACATTCACGGTTTCTACCATGTCGAAAAGCTTGCCAGGAATCTGACGCAGATCTTTATCGGGAGAACAAATAATGTTACCTGGATTCATTGTGGAATAAATACCAAGGGCATCATCTGCCTCTAGTGTTGGCATGATAATCACTTCGTACTCAGTCTTGAGTCGATTGATTACTCGTTTGTAACCGCAAGGTTTTTTACGTTGTCGGTGCCCTTTGTATCGGGGCTGGATAGATTTACGAAAGTTTACACTGTCGCTAAAGAACAGAACAATTTCAGGAACATCCCATAAAAAATTTTGGGCTAGTTTTTTAAGGTTATGGATAACAGCAGTATAAGCTTCACTAAACTTACTTGTAACTAAAATTACATCATCGCCCCAATCAATTTCTGTTTCAGTTGCAGCACAGCATTTGTAGACTACGTAATCAGCGTCTACAAGTAGCTTCACCTTCCCTGTCCTCTATAAGGTTTTTTACCACGTTTTGGTACGGAATTACGTCCATTACCTTGTCGTGTTTTTTTGTTAGTGTTTGGCTTGAAATCATTCAAGCTCATCATGCTTTTACTTCTCAATGGGTTTCACTCCAGTTGTTTCCTTTTGTTGATTCTGCATCGATGCGGACTCGCATGTTGTAGTATTCCCCAGCCGCTGTAGCGCTATATACCAGGGATGTTTGTAAATCTTCGATGCACTCTGGGGTACACTCGAATTGCAATTCGTCATGAATAAAACCTAATTGTGATGCACATATGCCAATCTCTTGCATTATGTCTTGATTTAATACCATCCATCTTTTCGCAATAACTCCTGCTCCGGATTGGAGGAGGTAGTTAAGACTTTTGTGAGATGAATCAACCGTGATTTTTCTTCCATCGATAGACTTAATATACCCTCTTTCTCCAGCTTTTTTGATAGCTTCCAGTAAGCTACCCAATCCATCGACCGCTTCAACATATGCTGCGCGGATTTCTTTACCTTTTCTTTTAGCTGCTGTAGAGGAGAGTTGTGCATCAAATGAGTGTCCAATTTTTTCATCGCCTGCCCCATAAAGAAAGGCATATGTTACGGTTTTAACAGCTCGTCTGCTAATACCGATTTTATCTGCGTTAGTTTGATGTATGTCTCCGTTGAGGAGGATGTCGGCATATCTGCCTTCATCGAACCTAGCCAAATAATGAGCAAGCATCCGAAGCTCAATCCCAGACAAGTCAGCGCCGACCATGCATAACCCTGGACTTGGTATAAAGAGTTTTCTAAATCGTCCATCTGAGTTGCACTGCGAGAGGTTCGGGTTTCTGTGG